GGAGTTCGACGGCATCCCGCGCGTCGTCCAGGGGGTTGGCTTTTGCGACTTCAGACTTGATCTGGCTTTCGCCCATGATCGTCTTCAGCTGCCCCACCAGGCTGGCATTCGTGTCTTCCAGGCCCTTGATCTTGGTGCCGAACTCGGTCTCCTTCAGTCCGTACTGAGCAGAGAGCTGGCCCTTGATGGTTTCGAGCTTGGTGTTCGCGATCTGCTCGGCCTGCTTCTCGGGATCGAGTGCAGTCAATCGAGCTGCCGTTTCCACCGCCGTCTTGGCGGCTTCCGGCGTGATGTCTCCGAAAGCGGTGACGCGCTCGATCGCGGTGCGAGCCGCGGCGACGTCGATGCCTTCGTAGGGCTGCAACTGCGCTTTGAGCACGGCAACGTTGTTACGTTCCGCACCGAGCGCCGTCTTGAGGCCCTGGGTGTTGTCGAGTTGGAAACCATCGGTCGGCGTCACGTTCAGGAAGAACTGGTTGTCCTTCGCGACGTAGTAGCCTCGGAGGCCCTCATCGAGTTCATTGAGATCTTTAACGACTGCTTTGAGCATACCCGTCCCGGGAAATGCGGGGCATCCCGCCCCTCGTGATAAAAGGCCCAGTCAAGCGTCCCGCTCGAAGGGCCGGTGATATCCCCGAGGTTTCGGGGAATCGGAGTAGCCGGCAGCGACCGCCCGATGCCGTCCCGGCGTCGGTTGGTCATTGCTGGCGAATTGGTGTTGGTGGCTGGCGAGGCAGGGCTCGAACCTGCGACATCCTCGTTAACAGCGAGGCGCTCTACCGTCTGAGCTACTGGCCAACGGAAAAGTTCAGCGGCGGCGCGGGCGTGCGGCGCACTCTTGGATATCTCTGCTCGTCTTGTGCGGGATGCGAACTGAGACCGCTGAAACCGCGCTCTACCGAAGGTGGGAGCGCGATCTGATAGGGTTCTCGGCCGCTGCCGTCACAGGCGCAGGCCCAAAGAAAAACCCGCCCAGGAGGTCCTGAGCGGGCTTGCACTGAGGTTAGATCGTCACGCGGCGCGAAGCTGCTCGGTCGTGACGGGTTCGAAGTCTCGTTCGAACGTCTCGGGTTTTTCGAACCCGATCGAATTGTCGGCGAAGAGGAGCACGTAATCTCCCGCGGCGCACTCCAGCACACCGAATGGTGTGTGCATCGTCATGCCGCCGAGGCGGTTGATCGCCAGGTCACCCGTTTGCAGGCGCGAGATGAGCCAATGTGGCGGAACCTCGTCAGCAGCTTGTCCCCATAGGGGCAGATGGAATGCTTCGGCAAGGCTTCGTCGGGTGAAGAGCTTCACGGTCACTCCATTTGCATTCAAGCAATATCCTATACAGGGGGACCGGGGTTCTGTCAACCCCTCTTTTGCATTCGTGCAAATATCGCCCTCAGGCGTGGAGGAACCACCAGGCCAGGCCGATCAGGACCAGTAGGGCAATGCCGGGCGCGTAGAAGTCGACGGCCTGTTTCTGGCGGATGGACCGGATGTCGCCGGCCATCTGAGCCAGAGCGGGGTCTGGGCGGCTTACGGAGCCCGCCGGTAGCGGCGGCACGTCGCCGTCATTCCACTGACCTGAGGCTCGCCTTGCCGCGTCCTCGGCGTCCAGGATCTGTTGCCACCGTGGTTTTCGCATTTACCCGCTTCCTACTCTTCACATCGAACTTCGGCTCGAAGCAGATCGGGCAGCAGAAATACTCCGGGCCCTCCAGCTTGCCGAACACCACGACCGATTTGGGGATCATCCGCACGAGTTCCCGCACCGGGGTGCCCTGCCGCAATGTGCAGGGCTCGCACCGGTATTCGGTCACATCGAGCTTCAGGGTCAATTCGGCCATGGGGTCGGGCTCGTAACATGATCGTTTGCACCGAGTCAACGATATTTGCTTTCGCGGTGCAAACAGAGTGAAAACGAAGCTTAGACTTGCTTCGTGGGCCGGGTCTGGCCATTCGGGAAGTCGAAGGTCTTCGGAGCTGGCTTTGCCGGCGGGGCGGTGGGATCGGCGGGGTTCGCCGGTTTCGCCGGGGCGCTGGCGCCGGGCTGCGCTGCGGTGGCGTCGCCGCCGGCCGCATTGATCGCGTCAACCGCGGTCCACAATGCAAGTTCCTTCGTCAGATCGAAGTCGTCGCCAAGCAAGTTGCGATTGCGGACTTCGGTGAGCAGGACCTCGCGGGACAGGCCGCGCTTCTCGTACATGCTGACCAGCTGCGCCACTTCGAGCAGGCGGTCCTTGGTGTTCGAGAACTCGGTGTTCAGGATCGCCTTGACCTGGCTGTAGTCGGAGCCCGTCCACTGCCCCATGAACCGGATGCAGCGCTCAAGCGCGTCCTGGCAGCCGATCGACAGATCGTGGACCACCGAATGGACTCGGGTCTCCTGGATGTCGCGCTCGTTCTGCGGAACGTACTGACGGTGCGTGCCCGTGACCGGGTTGAGCGCCATCATGTCCATCTGCATTTCGAGCCGGTCGAGATCCTTGAAGCCGCTCTCGATCGCCGTGCCGCGGGGCTCGACGTAATACCAGCGACCATTGGCCTCCGGCGAGTAGAGCACTTTGTACGGGCCGATGGCGAACTGGGCTTCGTCTTCCGGGTCGATCGTGACGCCGGAGCAGGCCAGCATCGGGAAGCGAGCGGCCGACAGGATCGAACGCTGGTCAGAGGTCGAGATCCAGTGCTCGATCTGCTTGTAGGCGAGATCGATGAACACCGGGCGGACCTGGTAGTCGGCTTCCTTTTCGCCAGCGAACATCGTGACGAACGGGACCTCGACCATGTTCTGGAGCGGGGTCTCTTCGACGAAGGTCCAGTTCGAGCCGCCCGAGGTCGCATTCTGCTCCCAGAGTTGCACGATGCCGGAAGTCTTGCCCGGGTCGATCTCGATGACACGGATCTGGTTGATGAGCACTTCCTTGAAGCCGTCGCGGTCTGCGCGCTGGCTGCGGATGCGGACGTGGACCGTCTTGGTGTCGCCGCCGACATACTGGTCGTAGGCTGCGGCCACGTCGTCGACCTTGAACATCTTCATGAACGGGCGAGCGCCGGACGCCTTCTGATCGGCGAGGCTCTTCATGTTGTAGGTGTCGGGATGGTCCACGAGGATGTGGCACATGCCGTCGAGAAGCGCATTGTTGAAGAATTGATGGGCGAAGACGTGCATGTGGTTGCCCTGCAGGTCCACGTCTTGCACCCAGGCGTCGAGGTTCGCGTCGGTGTTGTTGACGATCTTCAGCATGGTGCGGAACGGCTTCGCCGAGGCGGCGTCAACCGCCTCACGCAATTTGTTCAGCGCAAACGTCGAGGCCAGACGGGCATTGTAGCGGGTGTCCGACTCCTTCTCGTACTGCGGAAGGAACGTCTTGTCCTGGGACCGCATCGTTTCGGTGCCACCATAAACCGCGCGCAGCATTGCCGTGCGGGCCTGCATGTTGGTGGCGGCCGAAGACGGCTGGCCGGGGTTACCTTCTTTGGGGGAAGGCGTGTACTTGATCTGGGTAGCAGCCATTGCGGAGGGTGGTCCTGACGTTACCAGTCAAGAACCGCAGCCTTGCGAGGTCCGAGGAGTGCGTTGAATGCGTCGGAGGCGGCGTCGACCTGGTCGTCATTGACACCAAGCGGGAACGTCTCCAGCTCGTCCGTGAAGCAGTCGTTCCAACGACCCTTCAGCATTTTCACATTTCGCGCTTCGCACTGCGCAGCGAATGCGGCAGCACGAGTTTCCTTCGGGCCAGTCGGGCGGACGGCCTTGACGATGTAGCCGGCGAGCCGGCGGATGAAGCTCTGGACCTGGGCTTTGCCAGCCTGGCCCGGATCTTGGGGGAGGATGATCTGGACGGACCGGCCATCACTCTTGGCGGTCTCGAAGATCAGTTTCTCGACTTCGAGAGGCGAGCCGCGCATGCGGACCACGTTCTCGATGTAGAAGATGCCGTGCTGGTCTTTCGACATCAGGACGCCGACCGTGTAGTCGCCGTCAGCTGAGGCCGCCAAGTCCCACGCCCGCACGCGGACGCGCCTGCCTGGCATCTCGTCAGGCTGCTCGAACCAGTCGGCACTGAACATGCCGCCGTCGTCGGCCATCGGCTTCTGCTGATAGAGAGCAGCAAACGATCGCTCGCCGAGAACGTCGGCGCGGTCCATAAGCGCAGCATAAGAGAACCGGCGGGGCGCTAATGGCTCTTTTGGCTTGCGGCCGAGAGGATCGCCGGGGACGCTGCCGTCCTCGTTGACGATCACCTCTTTCGTGCCGTCCTCGCGCTCGACAGTCTTGGTGTAGGGCAGCGCGGGCAGGTAGAGGATTTCCCAGGGGAGACCCTTGCCTTCGTTCGCCAGGTCGATGAGGCGGCCGGCGATGTCGTCATAGTGCCACCGCGTCAGCGTGAGGACGATTGCGGCGTCCTCTTCGAGACGGGTGTAGACGACGTCTCGGTACCAGTCCCACTGATCCTGACGGAAGTTGGCGGAGGAGACCTCCTTGCGATCCTTGATCGGGTCGTCGATCAGGAAGAGATGGGCGCCCTTACCGGTGGTGCCGGTGCCGACGCCGACCGCGAAGTATTTGCCGCCCTGCTCCAGCTCCCACTCGTCCGCCGCACGGTTGTCATTGCGGATCTTGGTGGTCGGGAAGAGGGTCTGAAATTCGTTGCCCTTGACGATGTTTCGAACGTCACGGCCGAACGTGGTCGCGAAGTCGCCGTTGTACGACGCCGAGATCACGTTCTTCTCGGGATTCCTCGCCATGTAGTAGGCAGGGAAGCGCCGGGTCGACAGCTCCGACTTGCCGTGCCGCGGCGGAGCGAACAGCATCAGGCGTTTGATCTCGCCGCGCTCTACGGCCTCGAGCTTTTCGGCGACCAGATTGTGGAAAGGGTCGGCCTTGTATTTGGGGAGCGTGTATTCGGTGAAGGGGATGAGGCGCTCGCGGCCCCTCCTACGACGCAGGATCTCGGCCGCCGCCTCCTCGGGGGAGACGTCGATAAATTCGTTCACGGTGTTTCCATGTGCAAAGAAAAAGGCCGCCCCGAAAGGCGGCCTTGTTGATTTGTGTTGCGACTATTTATTCCAGGCAGGCCTTGGATCGGCGACCGTTCGAAGGATGGGCTTCGAGAACTTGATCACCGGCTGCCCAGTTGCGCTCATCGAAAAGCCGCTCTCGACCGTGCAGAAGATGTTGTCGAAGGGCGCATTCGGAACAAGCATCGGCTTGGAGATCAGCCAGAAGCCGCGGTTCGCGATGGTCTGACCGAGGAAGTCAGTCGAGAAACCGTTCATCGCATAGGACTGCTCAATCACAGTCGTGCCGAGACGGAACTGCGTCAGCAATCTGGAGTACCCGATCCAGGTCGTGTTACCGACCTCGACGAAGGTGTACGACCTGACCCATTGACCCGCAGTCGGAAGCCCCGCGGTGATCTGCGGGAATGTCAGCGTCGTGTGATGCCAGCCGAGGCCGAGTCCGTCAGGGACCGGCGTGATCGTCAGAGCAACGCGCTCGATTGCTCCATTGACGACCTCCTTGGCCGCAACCTGCGTGCTGGCGCCGCGAGTCATGCGCAGCGTAAATCCTGTCGGGACGCTTCCTGTCGTTGCGGCACCGGTCTTGGTTCCGGTCGTGCCGGCCATATTGCCGACGCTCGCACCGAACAGGTTCGATACGGTCGGGTCCTGGTTGAAGACCGAGCCGGCAGAGATGTTCGCCTGCAAGATTGCGAGCAGACTTTTCGGCCCACTCGTTGCCATCAGGTAGGCACCCTTGGCATTCATATGAACCTTGTCGGGCTGGAAGCATGTCAGGTCCTGCACGCCACCCGGCGCGAGAACATCAAAGCTGTCCCAGATGCCGAGAACGCCGTCCCGACCTTCCTGCGCACGGATCCAGTCGCTGAACTGGCTCAGGAGTGCATTTCGCCCGTCGACCGCTGACCAGTCGCCACGCGGCAGTTCCGTCATGAGGATGCACCACTTGCCCCGCGATCGGATGATCTTGAGAGCGGCGTCCATCTTCGCGATCATGTCCGTCAGGGCTGATCCGCCGTAATAGTCGCCTCCGTCACCAGAGTTGGCAGTGTTCGTGCCTCCCTCTAGGATGACGATGTCCGGACCCAGATCGAGGGCGGCTGCAACACGGTTCAGAATGCCGGGCACGGAGCCGGTCTTGACGAGGTGATCAGCAAACACGCCCTGGTTGGCGCCGGAGATGTTGCGCCCCAGGGGGTCGCTGGCGTCGAACCATGAGTCGAAGTTGAACCTGGGATCGATGCTGAGAGCCTGCTCAACGGCGCCGTAGTGAAAGCTGGACGCGGCCTGATCTGTTGATGTGGCCGGCGACACGCTCGACAGGTTGTTGAAGCCCATAAGGCTGTCACCGATCGCCATAACTTTGGCGCCAGCCGCAAGCGGCAAAGCCGGAAGCGGCAGCCGCGGCGTCGTGAGGGATTTTTCGAAGACTGACAGCCATGGATAGCTCGGCATTGCCAGCGGCTTCAGATCAGATCGAAGATCGATGTCCACGGCGGCAAAGCGCTGGT